CTGCCACAATATCACCTGCGGTCGCAAGCATAAAATCGTTTTGCACTTCCATAATGCCTGACTTATTAGGCTTAATTGAACCCATACCACGAGAAGAAATACCAAGTTGACCACCTTCATCGATGATGTTCTTGACAATCTTACCCATAGGAGTGTCCATTACTTTTGCACGACCCACAATATTAGAGCCATCTTCCTTGAGTTCTGTAAACATATGCGATACCCGGTCAAGGTTGATAGTTGGTCCATCTGGGTGTCCTAACTCTCCAAACGCTCTCTTTTTGGATACATATGTTTCGTTATATCTTTTTGTCTCACGCTGGAGAACTTCTGATGGGTACATTCTGCCGTTGCGATTTTTAATGTCGCCTTGCATAATGATACCTTCGATGAAGTAGTTACGACCTGTTTTTTGACCTTCTTCATCAAGAATGTCTTCAGCGATGTATCTAACTTCTTCTGTTAGTTCTTTAATTAATAGTGACATATCGTACCTACCTTATTTTTTCTTGCCGCCAGTAAAAGCAAAGTCAACCATTTTCATAAACATTGATTCACTTTTATTAATGCCATCGGCAAACTTTTTCTTATTTTGGTCATTTAGTTTATTGTAAACCTGTAACATTGCTGAAGCGGTTGTTAAGTCAACGGGTGTTTTACGACCATCTGCAAATTTAACAGATTTCATTGATTTGCGCTTTACAATGTCTTGTAAATCTTCTAGCACACCTTCATGGATAACTTCTTCTTTAGCAGTTTTAGCGGCTGCTTTAAAGTCATCTGCACTTGGGCGATCTTCGTGTCCAGGAGGATTTGCTTTACGCCCTTCTTTCTTTTTCTTATTAATATAGTAGTACAAACCTTTCTTTGCTGTACGACCATCTTTTGTCTTGTGAGTATCGTCTTCTTCGTCCATCGCCATTTTAGTTGCGGTAGCGTACATAACATCTTTTGCACGGTCGCCATAGCGGTCTTCGAAGTCGGCTTTATTCTTCTTCATCGATTTAACGATTTCTTCACGCTTCTTCATTTGCTTTTCAGTCATTTTTTCTTGAAGATCTTTAGACTCCATAAGACCTACTTTTTTAAGTTCGATATAGATACGCTCTCGAACATCAGTGTCCATTCCATCAACTTTACGATTTAAAGTCGATAACAACTGTCCTGCCTGAAGGATATTAACTCGAGAAATTTGTCCGAGCATTTTTGATACAGCCATAAAGTCGGCTTTATCAACACCGCCATTTTTCATAGCGTATGTTCTAAGAGCCTTCTCTCCGGCAGCAAATGCTTTCTTGTCAATACCTTCTTTTAACATTTCTATACCTTACTCATTAACATCTTTATCTTCGCCTTCTTTATAGTCAGCGGAGCGAGTTTTGTCTTTTTTATTCTTAGCAACAAACTGGTCATCCTTAGCTACAGGATGTGCTTTCTTGTCAACAATGTGCTTATCGATAAAGTTGTTTTCGTCTTCTGAATTGCGTCTTTCAACTGTTTCAGCAACGAACCTTTTAAAAGTTTTCATTTGCTTGTTCCTGTGTCTAATTCTTCCTCGGTTTCAGTTTCAGCCTCAACTTCATCTGTTTCTTCAACAGCAGGCTTTCCACCAAACATCGCATCATACTTAGCAGATAATGCATCATCTAGCTTAGGTGCAATGGCTTGAGCAAAATTTGCTTCAAATCCTGTTGCATCTTTGTCCATCGCAGTTTTGATTAAATCTCTAATTGCGTCCATTTTCAATCTCCTTAGTTAGTGTATATTATTTATTATTTATTGTTCCTCGGGTGGGGTTTGTTGCGGGGTTTCGGGTTCAAATCCGCCTCCGCCAAATCCACCTTGATCTTGATCTTCTTCACCTTCACTAGCAGCTTCTTCGTCATCAATCTGCTTTTGCATATCTTTAATATCATCTTCATTCATTTGAAGAACATTTTTACGGACCCAATCAATAGAATAATACTTACCAGTGTATTCATCAATATCTCTTAGGATTTGTAATCTGTTTGTTAATACTTCAGATTCCTTTAACTCTTCGAAATGATTATCTGTCATAAAGTCATAACGAAGGTTTTGCTGAATTTCGTTCCAATCTTCGGGTGCAATAACACCTTTTAACACTAATTGTTTTTCAAGAACCTTATCAAACAAAATAGAGAATCTTGCACGGAGTCTACGAATGAACTTACCGAACTTAACTTCATCTCTAGAAATCTCTGATGCACGACCTAATGAAAACCCGGAATCGGATTCAAGACGAGAAATAGGAACATTCAATGCTTTATACAATCTTGTTTGGAAGTAATTCACATCTTCCATTTCACCTAGGTTCTGTCCACCTGGCAATGTAGTGATTTCGGTACCACGACCGCCTTCTCTTCTTGGCAACCAGAAGTCATCGGTCATAGACATGTGTCTACGGTCATCACGGACCTCGCCTGAGTTAGCATCATATACAACACGATTCTTATGCTTAGTCATCATGTCCCGTAGGTATTGCTCTGCTTTCATCTTAGGCAGGTTACCCACATCAATATAAAATACACGGCGCTCAGGTGCTCGAGATATACGGTAAATAACAACCGCATCTTCCATCATACGGAGCTGATTCAGAGGCTTATATGCTTTATGAAGATGTGATAGAATAAGCGTATTGCTTTCGTTAAGTAAACCCGAGTTACAATTAACGATTGAATCTTTGGCGATTTTTAAACCAGATGCTGAAGGGCCTTCATACCCATGTGCAGCACTGTTTGTAACTTTATTATTGAAACCTTTATCGTTGTAGATATAGTACTCATTCTTAATACGCTTTACAAAACCTGGGTTACCAGTTGTACCAACCTTTTCTTTTTCGTATTCACGGACCTTACGAATTTTTCTTGGGTCAATATATCGTAATTCTTGAATACCTTTTTTAGGTTGAGTTTCGTCAATGAGAACATGGTAGTTAATACGACCATCTACATACCATTTAGAAAAGATATCATATCCTTGATTTGAAAAATCTAACAATTTAAGAACATTGTCAAATTCTTCACGGATCTTTTTCTTGATGTTATCGCCTAACTCAAGATCATCTGTGACACATTCAACAGGTTTATCGTCAAATGTGATATTAACTGCTTCGTTAACAATGTCATCAACCGCCATTTGAACTTCTGGCTGTTGCATCATAGAACGATATTTTTGTATTAATTCTGCTTCGGACCTTGCGGTTCCTTCTAAATCAATAAATGAACTAATAGCCCCACCCGTGGCGGTCAGGTTAACTGCGCCATCATCTGGGTTAGGCTCAACGAAAGATTTTACATTCTTGTTCTCTTCGTTTTTCCTTTGAATTTGGAAACCAAATAATTCAATAGCCATTATAAATTAACTCCCTTAAGACAGGAAGGGGGCGGGCCCCTTCCCTAATAGTTTTAGGCAGCTGTACCACCATCGCCGGTTGTACCACCGACAACTTCCCACCAATCAAAATCAAATGTTACATCAAATCTTTCAATGTCATCTGTAGTATTCCAATCCACTGGGATTGAGGCAACACTCTGCGGATAAATTCCGTTGAACTGATATGTTCTTAGAATTTCACCTGTTTTAGAATATTGCACAACCTGTGCTTGTGATTTATAATTCAAAGGACTTGCATTTGGAAAACCACGAAGGTTTCCTTGGTGCGAGTTAATTGCTGCACTCCATGCTTCCATGGCGTTGCGAATTAAAAAGTCCTCATCGTTAATAACTGTTACAGTCCATTGTGCAAATGTTCTGTCACCAGCCAATTTGATCTTGCGACCAAAGTAAGGCACCTCAATAGTTCCCAGGGTTGATTCCGGGATTTGAGAAGCCTGTACCATGAAAGGTGTTTTAAGGTCTCCAGCTCCAGATACAGGATTAGTAATCTGTACTTGGAAAAGAGAACCCTTAGCACCTCCACCTGCTAGCTGGCTTCGCATTTCGTTAATATTAAAAGCCATTTTCTTCTCCTCTTATATCTTATCTAACGATCTCAGTGAAATCCACGCCACTTCTAACCGCTACAAAGTTGAGCTGGATATAATTGATGGATCTAGCAGGCTTAACATAAATGTCACCAACAAATTCGTTTCTGTCGATAACTTCTCCTGTGTTATTAGAGCCATCACAGATTACTTTGTAATCATAAATGCCTCTTCTACCTTGAACATCACGCAAGAACGGTTCTACCAGATTCACAAACTGTGCTCTTGTAAATTCGTCATTGAACTCAAACAGCGTTGCTTTTGCAGCAACCGAGATTGCTTTTTCGAGGACAATAAACAATCTTCTAACATTAATTCTGTCAAATGCAGAAGGTGTCTTTTTAAATGTCTTGTCGCCAAACAGTACAGCACCTGCGCCTTGTTCAATAATAACAGGGTTAATGTTATTTTTGTACAGAAGGTCTCTTTCAGTTTTGTTAGGATTAAACTTCAGTTTAATAACATTCTTAAGATTTCCTCTGTTGTAACCAGCTGGGCTGAACCACGGATCTCTCTCATCATCAGTTCTTGCACAAGTTCCCGCTACATCACCATTTAATGGGACCCAACGATAAACATCATTGTACTTGTCATACTGATATTTATAACCTGTATCAACAACACAATATGTGCTTTCTGATAATGTTGATGTAAAGTCTACAATATCTTGTGCTGCGGCATCTGACAACTCAGGTGAAACAAACACCATTGAGTCTCTTCTGTTTTCCGCAACATTGTCGATGATGTAGTTTGCTAATGCAGTTCCACGAGGGGCTCCTGTTATTAACAATGAAATATCAACTTCCTCGGGATTCTTATAAAGATCCCATCCTTGAGCTAGAATGCCCACACCAACTGATTCTTCTGAAGCACCATCGTTGCCTCCACTAAAATCTTCATATTGTGATTCGGCATCTAGAAGCATTGAATCCCATGCACTGCCTACTCCGATGTAATTAGATCTTGATTCTAATACATCTGGGATATAGTTAGTTGCTCCGTCAAATGTTTTTGCTCCAGGTGTTACTGAGACATTTTCAAATTTCTCAAGTACAGTTCCTGGTACGCCTGTGAACATACCGCCTTTATCAATAACAATAATGTTAAAGGCTTTTGCTTCAGGTGTCGTATCAAAAGAACCAAAATATCCATAACGAACACGATATCCGCCCGAGAACTGTTCAGCAGTAATAAACTTTTCTGCAAATTCTACTTGTGCAGTCGTAATTCTATTTTCGCCTTGGATAGTCGAGCTAAAGTTTAATAAATCAACAATAGTTAATTCTTGATTATTCACAACCAATTTATCATTAACATTGATTGTATCTTGAAGCTCTTGTAAAATGTCTGTATTTGAAGTTGCCTCGGTGACAACAGTAACGACACCAGATTGTGCAGAAGGTTCAATTGCAATAGTGCCTGGACCTTCTTGGTCATAATATCCTTGAGCTCCCGCCCAAGACACAAACAAACTATCGCCAATTTCACCAGCGTATTTTGCTTCGAAGGTGTTATTAGCGGAAGCCGCTTTAACTGCGGTTTGTGAAACTACTCGAGTCACATACAGGGCATCGCTGTATGCCAAAAAGTTAGCTGCTGTAAAGAAAGATTCGTGGTTTGTCCAAGTTGCAGAGCCAGAAGAGTATTTGGTATATGGTTTACCAAATCTTTGGACTAATTCTACCTCGGATGTAACAAGAATTCTTTCGTTTGTAGGACCCCAACGAAATGTGCCAACTGTGGCACCCTCGGTTGTAGCTACAGCAGGCACAACTGTTGTCAGATCAAGTTCACTTACATTAATGCCTGGACTTAGTTGAAAAGCCATCTCATTTCTCCTTGTTTATTATAAGTTATAAACTCATCAAAGTATTGTATCCTATTATTTATAAAAAACCAATTTACCAAATCAATAATTGAACCATCCAAGATTATCTACTTCATCTTCCTCAAATGTGTTAAACCCAACTGGAAGCATCGTTTGCTCAAGTTGCTCCTCATTTCGTTGTTTTAACTTATGCATTGTATTAATATCGGTTAATTCTTTAAAAAATCCTTGGTCAGATAACCAAGAAAACAGAACAAGACACATAACTGTATCATCATGTGTGCCGGGTTCTGCTTCATATGAATTAGCCTTTCTTGAGAAAGTAGACAATTCGTTAATAGTATCAAAATCATTTATAATTAACTGGTCTTGCTCAACTAGCATTTTCAACATGTTGCAACCAATAGCTTTGACTGATTTTGTTGTTCTAATACCTTTATCCACATTTTTGCTGAATCCGCCTGAGATTCTTTTACCTGACCTTCCCGCATTTTCTGTGAATAGAAGCGTTTCCACTTCATAATCGAAATGTAACAAGTCTGAAACTTGTTCACCAATATCATTAATTTCTATGAGAATATACGCTTCACCGTATATCTTATGCACTCTATATATGATTTCTGCGTAGTCAATAGGGGTTACTGTATTGTCTCTAAAAGTGCATACTTGTCTGTAAGGCATTTCAGTTACATCAAATACAGAAAACGCAGAATAGTCCAAACCTTTTCCTCTAGAAACATCACATACGATGTTATAGGTTCTATCTGGATTTGGCAATTCGTAAAACTTTACATTAGATTGTTCCTGTACAGGAGTTCTAATAACTAGCGATTTTAGTTTTGTTCCTTCAATTAATGTGCCGGACGAGCCTAGGAAAGCACATTCGAATTCTTGTGAAAACTTTTGCATATCCCAATCCATGGATGCAAGAGTATCTTCTTTCCATCTTTCATCTCTGCCTGGAACCCGTTGCCATGAAACTTCAACAAACTCGAATCCGTTCTTACCTTCTCGAGCACCTTCACATGTTTTATAGAAGTGATTTAGTCCATTGGGTGTTGAAGTAAACAACATTTTGGTTGTTTTACCAGATGAAATAGTAGGAAATACTGATGCAAAGAACTCATCCCAATTTTCTACAAAGGCTGTTTCGTCAATATAAAGTAAAGATATAGACTTGCCTCGAATAGCAGAACTAGAAGTAGCAGCAGCAATGATTTTGCATCCATTTTCGAACTCCACGGAACCTTTGTTCCACTCTACAACACCTTGTTGCATCCACTTGGGAAGCGCCTCATAAGCAATTTTAATACGATCTAAAATTTCTCTTGCGGCATCACCTTTGTTGGCGAGTAATGCAACCGTCTTATGGTCGTTGAATAATACATAATGCAGAATGACCGCAACTGCTGTTGTTGTCTTACCTGCCTGGCGAGATGTAACAACAGTCACTCTACGATTGTTTGTAATCTTCTCAACGATTTCTTTTTGATAGTCGTACAATTCAATGGGAATAAGCCCATGGTCAACATGTACGATTTGAATGTATTTTTCTGCAAAGTATGTTGGGTCGGAGGCACATTTAATATATTCGTGTACCATTTCTTGCGTAAACTCAACAGCCGTACCTTTACGCTTGAGATTTACATTACCTAAATATCCCTTTTCAATCACCTGATTCATTACGCATATCCTTCAACATCTTTTGTAATTCTGCTGTAGAACCTACAAATAGATTGTTGTTAACAGTTCCTTTTGGTTGTTCCTGTGGCGTAGAGTCCTTAACTTTTTTATCTGACATTGCAACAAGGTCTTTATTTGCATCTACCAAGGTTTTCATAATTGTAGAAACTACCTCATATGCTCTCGGGTGCTCTGATGCCTTTGCAACATCTAACATATCTTCAAGTGCTTGTGTGCCTTTTTCAATCACATTGTAGAAATTCTCTCTTGCATAATCATAATCTCTGCCAGCCTTATCGTCATCAGCAGGTTTTACAACTTCAACAGATGAAATGGGAACAACATCATTGAGCGGAGTCAATCCTAAAGATTTTGAAATTTCATCTTCATTCATATTATTATCCTTCTTCAATTTGGACGATTAGCCCCCAATCATCGTCTATGCTAATTTCATTTCTAGGTATAGATACTTCATCTGGTTCCGAGATAATGATTGATGCAGGAACTCTATATCCGATTCCTCCATCAGTAATAGTGATGCCTGAAACTTCTTTTGTATCAGCGTCAATTTGAACTGTTGCAGTTGCTGTTCTCTGTGTAGGTGCATCAAAAATAACTTGTGAGGGATTACTTTCATCATAACCTAATCCTCCAGTTGTTATATTTATTCCAACCACCTCTCCATTAACGACATTTGCAGTTCCTTGTGCTGAGAAATTAGAAGGTGCTCCCGTAGGTGCTCCGATAGTAAATTCTGCTACAGGGGATCCGATACTAGTCCCATCTGCTAAAAAGTCATCAGCAAAACTATATCCAAATCCTACATCTTGGAATACAAAGCCAGAAATTTGACCGTCACTCACTGTTGGAAACGCAAAGGCAGCTCTTGCAGCAGTTGGTGCATCAATAGTTATTGATTGTACAGAAACAATGTTTGAATCTTCAATTTTATTAATGGTAGAAACTGAGAAGTTGGTAATATTTGTTGTAGTCTGTACAGTTTTAGTTGTCGTATTTGCGTTTTCAAAATCTGTATAATATACTGTAACTCCTTCGACTGGTGCAGGAAGACTATCCGGATAAGGAAGATTTGTATCTGGGAATTGACTGCTTGCAAGATCCGGATCAAAGTACAGTTCAGACGGGTCACCATAAGAAGGATCTTTATAAAAATGAACCTGCTCAATTTTACTTCCAGGAGGAGCAGTAATAACTAAATTATTTACATCATTAGGCCAAATAGGTACTACAACATCCATTCCACTATATCTTAATATAGTAAGCCCAGTCCATCTTTCATATGTATCGTTTGCGTCTTTATAGGTTACAGCTGCAAAGTAGTAAGCCCTAGAACTTGAGGTGTGGCGTGTATTAACGCCAATCTGTACCCATTGACCAATTAAAGGATTCAACGGAACGGTTGACGAACCTCTGAGTGTATAATCATATATACTGCCCGATGGATCTAAAGTTACATATGTTAGCACACTAGGATCTAATTCATGGTAAACATTAATGTCTCCATTATCTTCCTTTCTCAATCCTATATTGTAAAATCTTCCGTTGTATATAGGATAATCAGTGTTTGCTGTCATTTCACTTCCATCCGGAACTTTTAGCAAAATTATACCATCGGAATCTGGTGCAAACCCATCTTCATAATAAGGTTCAGATGAAATTGTAACCCCAGGGTAAACGCCAATAGTTTCTGTTCCAACCAATGAAACATTTTCATCTGTGAAAAGACTGTCTGCGTTGTAATTGACTGTGTCAGTTAGCACGGTGTATTGAACTGTTGCATTTGCTGACTCATAATTAGTCCCGTTATTAATCATACTGAATGTTATTTCATTTGCAGAAATACTATCCGTTGTGGCAGTAGCTTGAATTGAGGCAGGCGGGTCTTGAATAGTCAAAGATGGGATACCTACATAATATCTTCCGCCATCTAAAACTGTTGTCCCATCTAAACCATTGCTAGTTGTATTTGCAGTAGCATACGCAGTGGCTGTCTTCGGAGCTAATGTTGGTGGTCCAAAAATAACATTTGGGACAGTTGAATAATATCCGCCCGGTGTTGAAATATCAACACCAGTGATTTTTTCGTCCTCGATAGTAGCTCCAGCAACAGCAGTTTGTGTCAGGGGTGCTGTAATAACTGCTGTTGCTGACCCATACCCGTATCCAGATCCGTTAGCAACGATTTCCGCAGAAACAACTTGCCCGTTTGCAACAGATGTTGTTGCGGAAGCTCTAATACCCGTTAATACATTCGTAGGTTGTCCGTCTGCAGTTAACCCAGGCTGTGCAGTTAATGTAGAGAATGTGTTGCCGTCTAAATCGTTAACATTAGACTCTACAAACTTAATAATCTTTTTAGATTCAACTGGACCAAAGAAATATCCTCTAACAGTAAACGAAAGGGTCCAAGTCATAGAACGGCGAGTTAAAAACTCTCCCTCATAACTATCATCCATTGTTACTGAATTTAAGATAATAGGCACATCAAGAAACAGATCTAATTCATCAATCAATCTGACAGAAACAGTCACATCCGGTTTAAAGAACGGAATGATTTGCTCTAAAATCTTTGTCCCATCTTCAGCATACTTAGTCATAATATTAAGTTGAAACTCAATATCATAAGGCGCCGGAACAAATTGTGTTTTTCTGATATTAGGATCCGTAGAATTAACAACATTTTTAGTCAATGAAGTTAATTTTCTCTCAGGTGAATATTGTAAATTTACAATCTCAAATGACATTCTTGGGAGTGTCATTGCAGGCTGGTCCAGGTTAGGGTCTCCCTCAATACGAGCGAGAATTTTTTGCATGGGTGCGTAGTGAATGGGAACCTTCATTCTCTGAACCGTGCTGCCTGCATTATTTACTCTGTCAATGACAATATCATTAAACAGTGTTCCGAACATAGCAACAAATCTTCTTGTTGTTTGATGGTAAAATCTATTGCCAAACATTAGTAATTGCTCTCCCCAAACGGATTATCAGCTGAGAAGTCAAGAATATTATCCCCCTCTTTTTCAATGGTCCAGTTGTCTGCGAAATTGTCTACTTCTTCTATAGTTGCCGTATTTGCGATTAATGGGTCATTCGAACTTGTCGCTGCTGTGTATCTATCAGCCCACAAGTTATCAATTGCCGGAATGCCTGTATTGAATATTTCATTTGAATATTCAAATAATTCGCATCTTAGATCGTATGTTTGAAGGCTTCCCATCTGATAAAAAATCGCTTCATGCTCTACATGCATGATTTCAAACATTTTATTATTGAGTGGGAAGTAAATTAAGTCACCCTCAAAAGGTCTTCCTGGGGGAACAATTGCATTAATTCTAGATCCGACTTCTTGTTCCCATACACGATTTGCAACGGTAAGCGTCATAGAGTCACGGATTTGTAATCCAAATTTAGAAAGGAAATCTCCCTCTCCTTCAAATCCGTCAACATTCTTAATATACATTTCAACCTCAAATGCCTCTTTAAATCCAGGCAAATCATCTTCATTGAGAAGATCATCATAACCACCCGCCTCACTAACAGGCAATCCTAATCTTTGTGATACTTCTGTAGGTGATTCGATTGAAATGGTCGTTGTAGCATTGACATAACCTGTTCCTGCATTTTCAACAGTTAGTTTTGTGACAACACCTCTAATAATAGTTGCTGTTACAGAGGCATCTTGCCCGTCACCTGTAACAGTTACAATAGGTTCTGCAGGGTACTCTTTACCCCCGTAATTTACATCAACACTAAAAATAGAACCTGACGGGTCATCGATAAGTATATCTACAGTTGCAGGAAAGAAAGAGGCTTCTGCGGCATATTTGTTTTGAACGGTTTCAACTTTCTTTCTAGGAATATAATAGCAGTCCACTCCATAAATCTTAATGGATTCAATGACCAGATCCTCAATGAGAGTCTGCTCCATCGAATTATTATAATTTTCGAAGTAGTAGTTTTTAGCCACGGTTAATTACCCAATCATATCTTGCACTGGTAACGAATAAGAACTAATCATCTCTTCTTCAAGACGATTAATCTCATCTCTTGCATCATTTAGAATTTGCTCTCCGTTGAACTGAACATTGCCCGGCAACTGCATACCTACGAATTTAGTAAGGTTTGAGCCCCATTGAAATTTGATTTTTGCAGTAGCGTAATTTTGTAGCCATCTGTCTTTCCATACATCTGTATATACTTCTGGGTCTACAACAGAATAGCACTCTGCGACAAGGTATGTACCTACAGGAAGCATTTTCCAATCGGTATCAACATGCAATTTATTAACATGTCTGTTATATCTTAAAGGTTGCATACCAGCAAGAATTTCTTCCATAAACTGCAGGTATTGCATAGACATGTAGTAGTGTGTTAAATTGTAATTTGTGAACTCATGTAAGTGATTTAGAATAAACTGATATCTAGCACTAAACATATTGCTAGTGAAGGATGGCGCAGTTGTTAGATTAAAAATATTGACTGTGCCAATAATATTTTCAGGCACGGTTATATACCCATTATCGATATCGTCTTGGGTTATAATGTGCTTGAAATATATTCTTTCGGTTCCATCAAAATGATAATCCCAATAATATGATAGAGCTTCATCAACTCTATCATCTACTTGATCTGGGTCAACATTGATTTCAATGACAGGCTTACCTAATTTTCGCAAGCACCATTCTTTAAATTCTTTTCGTGTAGTCGGCTGAGCCATAGACTTCTCCAATACTTTATATTGTTTATTTATAAAATAGACAACAGCCTACTGGACGATAAGTCTACGCATCTTTTTCCGCTCTTCTTTTAATTTAGAATTGTCTATTTTTTTGTATTCGTTGAAAGCCATTTTGGTGTCGAGAGACTCTAAATGGTGCTTTAGAGCCTCTCTTTGCATTTTAGCTTTTTCAATTTCCTCTTTACTTAACATATTATGCCTGTGATTCTGTCCATGTCAAACGAGCAGAAGAACGGAATGGAGATGATGCATTAATACCACCAGTATCTGTAACTCGAACCGCAACAGTCAACACATCAGGTCCATTTGGGAACACCCCGTTACCACCCAGGATTGAATTACCCAAGTCAATAACCGCAGTCAAAGGGAAGTCGGTAGCATTTGTTTGTCTCTTACCTGAAGAATCGAAACCTGTACCACCCGTTGCTCGGAATGAGAACACTTCCGTACCACCATCAATTGTTTCACCAAATTCGTGTTTATACAATTGTGATAGCGAAGGAGTTCTCGCATTTTCCCAACCAGTCGTTGCTAGGTTACCATTTAGAATCATCGATACTGTACAGTCGTGGGATAAAACAACACCAACTTCTGCAAGTTTCAACTGCATTCTGTTAATAATATCTCTTTCACCTAACAATCCTGTTAAGTTACTATCAACCGAAGGAGCAAGGCGAAGTGATACCAAGGGAATTAAGTCATTACCCAATGAAACATTTTCTTCTGCTTCACCGCCACCAATGTCAATTACTGTTCCAGAAGCAGGAAGGTCTACAGTTGGAACAGATTGTTTCTTGTTCCTGGTTCTATAGTAAAGATAAGCCCAGTAATATCCGCCTGAAAATGCGGTGTAATCCACAATTGCGTCCGGAGCATCTTGCAAGAAGTCATCAAGTTCACCATTGGGTGTGACAAGAGTAGTACCAACTGAAATTAGACTAGCAGCCGTGCCGCTTGTCGAAAATGGTAATGCTAGATAATAATCATATTGCCAAGAATTGGATGACTGTACAGCAACAAGTTGAGAGGTAGTACCTGTTGTTAACTGTGCAGTGTCACCACCAGTAAACTGGAACTCATTAGATGTTGCTGTGAACAAGTAAGAATCGTCTTCATCAAATGTTCCATCCATGATAATTGATGTACCCCAGTGGAATAAGGTAGGAGCATAAGTAACAACACCACCATTGATAATTTCATATTTCGCAGGTAAGTTACCAGAACGCATATATGCTTCATCTAATCTGTTGTTATGAATAAATTCATGGACATATCTAACATGTCCGGATCTATCTTTAAATCCGAAACGAATCTTACCAGCACCATACCATGAGTAATCCATGTAAGCCATTTGAATTTGGTCAATATCTAGATCAAATCCTTCTGGACCATTGCCATCACATTTATCAATATTCCATTCCGATTGTCTAACTCTAACATCTTCTGTTTTTGTTAAAATTACATTAGATGAACTAACACCTTTATATTCCGGCTGAACAACCATTGATGTTCTGGATTGGAGTAAAACTACTCTATGGGTTTGACCACGAATAACAACATAATCGCCCACGGCTAATTGACCGGTGAAATTAGAGTCTGTGCCTGTAATTAAGCCCGATTTCTTATTTACTGTAACTGTCCCAGATAACTGTGTGGTAGAAGATCTACGAACACAATTAATTTCTTCTCCATCATATTCAAAGAAGAACCCGTTCTGGAAGTCAAACATACCAGCACGAACTTTAGATCCGGTATATGAACCTAAATTATATTTAATAATACCGGAAGGAATACTGGTTGTTGGAGTGCTATCTAAAGTATAAGTAAATGTAAATTCGTCTACAACAGTATCTACTGTAAACTCTCCATTGTATACAGGGTCTGAAGCATTTTTAACTCTAATTGCTTGCCCAACTTGCATACGGTGTGCATAGTTTGTAGTACCTGTTGCGGTTGTTCCGGAACTTGAAAGGGACTTAAAAATAATAGGCGGGTTAAAGTTAATCGCCAAAGATGTTTGAATACCTTTACCGGACTGATAACGGAAGTATTTACGAGTTTGTCTGGTGATTTGAGAATAAGGTGCCGTGCCCGCAGCAATTTCAACCCCGCCATCGAATGGTCGGTGAATAGCATATCCATCAGGTCTAGCATAAACTTTTGTAGTTGTATAAACTCTTACACCTGGTTCATTTTCTTCATTGATAGGCTGTTCTAACACCATTTCTTCATCAGATGTAATACCAGAAATGGTATACTCAACCATTTCTCCTGGAATGTCTGCATTATTAACTCGGAAAGTTACTGTATCGCCTGCTTTAAAGTATCTTAAAAATAGCGTATTGGTTCCATGAACTGTATTTGATCCATTAACTAGTGTAACATATCCCTCGGTCAAAATTCTTCCGCTAATTTGTTGTGACTCAATTGTATGAGTACCTGTACCCGCAACTATAGTAATTGGATTTCCAGAAATAGCATCCGAAAATGTGGATGCAAGTTGAATGTACTCATCATCCGCAACCATAACATAATACGAGTTTCCGCTTGTTAATCCACCTAGTGCTGTGTTATTATTACGATTATAAATGACTGATTGACCTGTTATAAAGTGGTGATTCGTATTTGCAACTCCCCCAAAACTTCCTATAGGAATTAAATTCTGCGTGACAGCAGATCCATCAAAATCGTAATCTATAGGAACAACTTCATTTCTTGTTCCAAAAGTAATGCCTGTAGATGAAACAGAATCAGCTGAATATGCGCCATCTAATACACCAGGAACAGCTTCTGTTGTAAACAATAAATCATTTGTGCCGGAACCAGATAAATCAATTTCTTGATTTGTCGCCGGATCAATCAATTGAATTCTACTAGGGCTAGGCGCTACGATTTCATACAATCCCCCAGAGGTTAGTGTAGGTAGTGAAACTTGAAAATCAAATAAATCTACTAATTTTCTCCATAAGGCTTGTCCTTCCGCAGCCAAATCTAAAACGGTGATGTCTGCTGTAGTATCTTGATACCAAACTAAATTGATATTAAGCTGTCTTTTATCTTGCTGGTCATAGCCATGGCGGGTGTATATATAGTTACTGCTAGTACTATTACTACCATAGGCGGTGCCGTAATATCCTGTTGTTACGCTTGATGGTGTAGCAGTTGCAGAAAAATGTGTGACAGCAAAATTTCCTTTTTCTGCTTTGTACATCAACCATCTACCCGTCCATGAGTCGCCTGTACCATTAGCAATACTTGGCGTATAACTTAATTCAGTTTGATTTAAAGTAGTAATCGATGGGTCCGGGTTAGCCCAATAAGTAAATAAACTTTGAACTGAGTAAGCTCCATCCCCGGTTGAGATCCATTCTGCATCAAGTTGAGTCATCGTAAAAAAACAATCCCTCGAATAAGAATATGAATCAGTCATTGCAACAGTCCACTTTTGGTCACTATGGTTGGCGTCAGTAATTAAAGGCTGATAACCAACTGTCATTGCAGTTTTAAGAGTATCAGAATTGTAACTCCATGGAGCATAATTTATCAGACTACCTTGAGAATATATGTAGTTGTAATTTCCAACCGCTTGAGTATAACTAAAACCCCCTGTAGAAGGAATCACATAAGAATTTAATAAATCAGATTCTGTTGCTTGAAATGATAAAAGCCCACCAAAAGTTGATTGTAAATAACTACTAACATCATCTTGCATATTTTTTTGAATATTAGAAATTGACGAAGGAAACTGAAAGGACTGCCTTATACCTGTCGTAGTTGTCGGCAAAACACCTGAATTAACAGTTGAAAGGTATACTTCTTGTCCATCAACTAACCCGTGACCTGGCAAATAAAAACTATTTCTTAAGTCAATATATTTTTCGCCGGTAATAGTATAATTACCCGTAAATGTAACCAATCTAGATGTTGTACCTGCAATTTTAAATCTAAATCTATCTTTACTTAAAACCTCAATTTGGAATTGAGTTTGTGTATTAGTAGAAGTTTGTGTTTGACTTGTAGAACCCTCAGTTCCTTCTTGATAAACAATTGTGCCAGAATTGTAAGTAACACTTATGTTTGTTCCATCATCTAATCCATGATCTTCAGCAAAAATTGAGTCGCCTTCAGCATCTTGTACACAAGGAAAGAAAACACAATCTAAGTCATTCCAAGAAACGCTTGTATCAACGCCGCCGCCACGCCAGCTACTACCTGATTGTGTATTGTTTCTAGTTGTAATATATCCTTGACCCGATGTAAATGTGCCGATATAAAAAGGATCTTTAGCTTGCGGATCTCCCAATATAGTAGATCCGTCTTCAATAGGATTAAGTACCCCAGGAGTTGTTGATGTTTCTGGAGTAACGGCATTGGCGTTGTTGAAGCTTGAATATGGGAGTGAATAACCCGAAGGTCTAGCTAATCCGTTTAAATCAGCGCCGTTTTGAGACATCCAAAACCCGTGTGACCATGAAGCGGCATTTCCAGAAACACCCCCAAATCCATTGAATGATGGATTATCAAAAACACCATACAAATCATGTCCAGATCCTGCCGATGTACTGTAATATTTTGTATAATGCCTGGTAGTAGTAGTTCTTCTAGCTTGGAAAGAACTATGCATTTCGTAGCCAACACCCAACAGCGCACGACCATAATTATATGTACCAATTGAGGTAAAGTTGATTGCTGTTCCGCTTCTAGTTGTTGTCAATGAAATAGTATCGGCGCTTATTCGCTTAACATAATACAATCTAAATCTGGATAGACCGCCAATTTGCGTATCTCCTGCTGGAGGCACATACAGAACAACATCATTATTTTGTAAATCATGTCCAGGCCAAAAAATAGTGTCGTTATTAATATCTACTGCAGTAGCATTGAATTTCCTAGATTTAAGAGGAATATATCTTTTTGTTTCTGTTAATGTTTGGTCATAAGTAAGTGTCACTTGCTGTACATCATCTGGCTCAACATATCGATATCCATCTGGAGCAAGAGAAGTAGTTGTAGTTTCAATTCTTAAAAGTTTTCTACCAATACTATTTACAACATAGAAATTTGACCCTTCTTGAAACCCATGTGGATTTGGAGTAGTAAATGAGATGTCGCTGTTGCCTGTTTCGGTTGTAACCAATGAACTAGTTTCATTGTATGAAATATTCGACCCATCAAAGAATTTACCGGGAGCAATAGCCGTATAAGGACCAGCAATGTTACCTGATAAGGTTTGTATTGTGGAAGCCTGATATGCAAAAGTAAAATCAGAAATATATTTGATAATATATTTTCCTTCTGCAGATCTTGATGCAAGACCTTGCACATCAATAGGAACCCCAACAGTTAAGTTGTGTGCATTAAAT